AGCAACACCTACACGGGTTAACAAATCCTCAAGTGCATCGGTTGGCAAAGTGTATTTTGTGCCAAATAAACTATTGATTGACCCAACAACAGGGTCAGCGACCAACCCAGCAAGGGTAGCCGCACCAGCACCAGCAATAGCACCAGGAATGGCCCCAACGCCAGCAAAAGGCGCACCCATAGCCGCACCAAGCATTGCGCCAGCGGCAGGTAATGCCATACCCCTAGTTGCCGCGCCAGCAACGCCTGTTACCGTTGTTGATGGTGCTGGTTTCTGTGTGGCAAGCCATTGTTCTGGCGACATTGGGGCCGCAGTTGGTGCGGCTTGACTAGTCTGAGCAGCAAACAATTCTTCTGGACTCATTGGATTACCCCATTGGCTTTGAGATAGTCACCGCATTGTGCATCAGTAAAGTTGGCTGGTCTAGAGTAAGTCTTGCCCCCAATAGTCGCGTTGGTTGGCAATGGAGCCGCTGGCTTTTCTTCAGGACCAAATACGTTTTCTGGGTTTAGTTTGTAGTTCTTGACGATTACACCAAGCGCCACCTTTTCTTCCCCTGCTTTTTTCTTTGCAGAATCCAAATATTGTTTGGCTAAGTCTACATATTCTTTTCTTTGTGTTTCATTCAAAAACTTACCATTCTGTGCTTTTTGTAGTGCGTTTTCTAACCTGCTGTAAAGACCAGCCGTATCCCTTGCCGTGGCAAATTCGGTTTCACGAACAACAGAACCGGGGTCTAACATCTTCATAAAACTTGTAATCAAAGCAATATCGCCAGGTCCGCTATCCGCTTTAGCTGAAGATGCAATATTTGCAAAAGTAGAACCCAATTCGCCATATACCTTGGTTCGTGTTTGATGCTCCTTACGAATTTTTTCTTCCTGTGTAAACTTTTTGTCAGGGTCTACGCCACCAGTGGCTTCAAGCGCCTTAAGTTGAAGTGCCGCTTGTTTAGTCTCAACTCCAAGTTTGCTTGTTTTCGCTAAAACTTCATTTGTTTGTGCTTTAGTCAGCCCTAAACTTGCGGCATCTGCAATTATTTTGTCTACTGCTGTGCGCTCTGCATATTTAGCATCAACAGCGGCTTTTTGTGCTTGTGCCGTTGCAAGTTGTGCATCAGCGGCGGCTTTTTCTGGTGCATTTTTGGCTTGTGCTTGTGCCGTTGTAGCATCTGACACTGCTTTATCCGCATCAGCAATTGCTTTTTTCAATTCTGCTGGTGCTTTGGCTTCAGTCCTGATTGTGCCAAGTGCTTTGTCAGCGTTATCAAGAAAATCTTTACCCCCAGGCAAAGCGGCAATCAACAATCCAATAGTAGTTTGTGCACCTGTTGGGTTTAATCTGATTAAGTTTGAGACATCATCATAGGCTTGCGCTTGTTGTTCATTGCCGCTGTTTCGCAACGCCGCCGCCTGTTCTTTGAGTTGCATTTCAGCAACATCAAGATTGCCTGATTTGATAGCCGAATAAACCTGCGCTCCTTGACGCAACGTCTGTTGCTGTCGTTCTTTTGTCTGTGCTTCAAAATTCTTGAGTACTATTTCTGCTTGTTTTTCTGGTAAAAATGCAGTTACCCGTGCATAGTCTGCACTGGTGGCATTGGGATTTTTATACAAATCTGCAAGTTCAGTCTGACGTAATTGTGCTTGCTCTAATGCCTTGCGCTCAAGTTCGCGCTTTTGTTGTGCCGCTTGTACTTCAGCCATGCCAGCACCAAGTTTATAACCGCCCAAAACTGATTCAAACGGGCTTTGCACATCGACTGCGTAGTTGATTGGGGGTTGGAATGGGTTAATGGTTGCCATGTTTTATCCAAAAAGTGAGCCAAAACCTGGAGTTTTACTACCTGCGCCCATTTGCATACCAAGGAATTGCGCCGGTAGGTTCAGCAGTTGACCATACGCTCTGGCTTCACCTAATTGACCCCCAGCTCGTGCCGCGCCTTGTTGTCCTAATAAGTTGGAAATATTTGTGGCTGATGTCCCATAAATATTGCCAATATTTTTACCTGTTTCAACACCCTGTGCGCCTACCCCAGCGGCAGATGCTTGACCAATTTTTGCAAGATTTGCCTCTGTTTCACGACCAATATCCGCAAATCCACCTAGCTTTCCATATTGGTCTTCAATCAAACTGGAGAGCAGTGCAGGGCGATATTGGGCCAATGCACCTTGTATATTGCCACCCCTCAAACCACCAGTAGCTGATGCCCTTGACAACAATGCTTCTTCGCCTTGTTGGGCCATTTCTTGGAATCTAGCCCCACCAGTGATTCTCTCGATAGCGGCACGTTCTGCGTCTGGACCACGCAAACCGATCAATGCTTGTTGCTGTTCAAAAGCTGGCACACCTGCTTCTGCGTATCGTTTATAACCCGTAATGCCTGGACCACCAACATCAACATAAGGTTGCAAGAGAGATTTAAGTGCATCAAACTGTCTACGCTGTTCAGCAATGGAAAGTTCGGCGGCAGATTGCTGTTGTTGAATACCAGCTTGTGCGGCTCCCGCTTGTGTATTTGCGGCGCTTTTTGCCCCTTCACCTTGAACATAACTGCTAACAAGCGAGGTTCCACCTACGACTAGGGCTGTGACTGGATCAGGCATCGCCAAACTCCTTCAAGTAATCTTCAAATTTTTCGCCATATAAGGCCATCACATGATGAGCATTTACAGTGGCAAAACCAGCACCATGCACCAGCGAGACTGCCATCAAAACCAGATCGTAATACCCAGCACGCCACATCAACGATTTGGCATCTGCCTGTTTATTTCGCTCTGCCGTATCTGATGCTTGCCACTTGAGAATGTTTGTAGCCAGCAAAGGCACTAGATGGTGACTGTTGGCAATAAAAAATGCGTTCTGAGGCATACCCACCAAGGTGTTCCAAATGGTCGCATTTAGGTCTTTGCGTTCGACTGTATCGCCATCCGCTACATCATCAAAGACTTGGATTGCGTCATACACCATCATCAACCATTCAACGGCTGAATCAGGTAGCATAAAAACCTTCGTCAGGTTTTCTCGCAGTCCATCGGTCATGCACAACTCCTATGTAGGGATGGGCCGCTGGATGCCAGATAGACTCAGCGGCTTGATTTTCGCACAAATTGACAAAACGTCAATCTTCTTCTTCATCTTCCCAAGCCTGACAAACCCGCATATCGTTGCAGATAAAATTCAGCTTTTCGCAATGACCCCTGAACCCTGCGCCCTTGTCATAGGTTGCCAATGGGATTCGCTCAATCCGCACTTGGGTCATGAAGCTGTTGTCGTAATAATCACAGTTTGAACAATGTTTGCGCCGTGCGTCTTTTTCATCACACTGCATCGCCTCTGCCAAACCCACGTAAAACTCTTTATTGGCCCCAGGTTCATTGGTTGGCATTTCAGGGCCATAGTTCCAATCAGGAACTGCAATAGCGTAGTTCTTTTTGTTTTCTGCGTTGGTGATGAATTCCTCATCCATCGGCAAGCCCATGAATCCCTTGGGCATCATCATAAATTTGTCCATGTTGTTCTCCTTAAGTGATTTCGCGGCCTGATGCGCGGATGGTAAGTGATGTGGCGGCACTTGCGACTGTGGATATAAACCCGCTTGGTTCAAGTGCTTGACCAACCAATTCAGGGAAAGTGTAAGTTTCATCAGGCGCAAGACTTCGGGTATCCACAATCAAGTTGGATGTTGCCGCCGACCCACCACTGATAACCAAATTAACGCTAATCGTTACATTACCTGCCGTGGTATTGGTGGCGGTGAACTTGTCAATAATGGTTTTACAGTTAGTGGCTGTGTATTGTGTGGTCTGTGTATTTTCAGCTTGTTTGGCTGGAATCAGAACTTTAACTGTTACTGTCATGTCTACTCCTTAAGTGGCTTCGCCACCGCTTGCGATGATTGTGAGGCCAGTTGATGTTGCTTGAATTTGAATGGTGTCACCAGCATTAAGCACTTCAATACCGTTATATTGCAATGCATTAGCTAATGGGACGGGCACATCGTACAGAAAAGCATTTGAAGTTCCAGCCGTACCTGCTGATGGCACTAAAAACACACGAACATTTATGTCTGCGGCAGTCGTGTTGGCAATGCTAAATTCTTTGAGCAAAGTTCTGGTTGCCGCTGGAACTGTGTAAAGCGTAGTCACGCCAGTGGTGATGGCGGCTTGGCCTAATTTAACTGGGGTGATTACATCGAAAGCCATGTCAGCACCTGATTTGATCGGACCCTTGGGGTTTGATTTGCGTATGGCAAGATGCCATTCACATCGTGCGCCAGTTCTACATTATTACGCACAGGGGCAAGTGCTAGCAACTCCAATGATTGCGCCAACCGCGTCAAAGCATCCAATGCCTGTTGCACCTTGGCATTCATCACTGCATCTTCAACCGCAGTATTTTGCGCCAGTGCAACTATCTGTGCCAGCGCCTCATTTGCCGTAGCCGCCGCATTGTCTGCTTGAAACTCAAAATCAGTTCCAACAATGACTTGCAATGTGTCAACCGTAGAAAAGAGCAACTCAAACTGCCTGATCTGCTGTTGGTCAGTCAGGAACTCAGCAAGTTGGTCTCGCGTCAAGTTAAGTTTGCGGGAAATGGGGGCGGTTGCCATCAGTATGCCAATGCCTCGATCTGTGCTTCAAGTCTCACATAGGACACATGGGCATCACTGTCACCACGGAAACGCTGAATGCGCCAGTTCCTCATGTGCCCCTGCTGAAACCAAGCCAGCCGCTTTTTAGTGTTGCCAATCGTGCCAACAGAGATAAACCGTTCTTGTGAATAGGCTTTGCCATCCACGCTATAGCTGGTACTGATTTGCGGATTCTTACCATTGACAACACTTCCCGTCAAACTAACCAATTCCAACTCATTGAACAAAGCACCATTGCTTTCGTTGTATACGATCATCGTGCCAAATTCCCAGCGCACTTGCTGGCCCCAGTGACTTCCAATGTCTTGCACCAGATAACCAATATTGGTGCTTTGCGGGTCACCCACCATCCACTTATCGTAGACCCACACCATGTTGCGTGCCCTATATTGGGCAATACCATCCAAAGTAGTTACCAAGACGAACCAAATGGGGGTTTGCAAAGCCTCAGATGCACTTGCGTCATATACCAAAGTTTGGTCAGGCAGATGCACATAAAGATGCTGGTGGTTCTTATCGTTCCTAGCCTCCAACTTCACCAAAGCCAATTGAGCTTCTGTGTATCCTAAAAGGATGTTGTCAATTTCTTGTGTACTTACTTTTTGATTGGTTGCCGCCGCGCCGATGTAAATGCCAGGGGCTTCGTTACGCCCACTACCCAAAAATGCAATGCGCTCGATAAAGACACAACACGCCTGTGTACCAACAACACCTTTTTGCAACTGTGCGCCATCAATTCTTGCAAACGGGAATAACTCACCGCCCACGTTATCGAATACCTCGACTGTGTTTCTGTTCAGTGCATAGACCTCATTTCGTAGTTTTAACAAAGCCACCACAGGGTCAGGGTCAACCTCTGAACTCCCGTACTTCAACGGATTAACTTGGGTTGGGTCGGTCAACTCTGTGACGATCAAGAACTCGCCATCTGTGGTCATAAAGTAACCATCTACCCAGCAGAAATCAAGCACCGTACCCAAGTCAGGGTCTGTGACTTGAGTCAGGGCTGTGCCACTCCAGTAATACAGTCGTCCACCAGATGCAATCGCAAGTTGGTCAAAGCTGTAGTCAAAGGTTACCAATTGGTCGGTTGGGCCACCAACATCACCCAATGTGGTCACTGTGCCTGTGCTGTTTATCTCGACTAACTTTGTGCCCATCACCCGATACAAACTGCCTTGCCAGTTAATCCCGCCACGATCAATGCCTGGGCCTGTGCCGTTTGACACAATGCCATCACCTGGGCGCAAAAAACCATTGCTGATGCCTGATTGTTTTGGCACAGGCACAAGATTCACTGGGTACGATGTACGCAGTTCAGGTGTGTTGTCGGTGTAAATACCGTTCAGGATAGGTATTTGCATTACTTCTTCGCCTTATTACGGGCTGAAATTTTCTTTGCCTTGGCTTGTGCGTCAGCCTTGGATGATGCGCCCCAAGCCCTCAAACTCAACAGCAATCGTGTGGGTTCACCATCTTTGTATTCAGGGCCAGGATTGCCACCCATACGAGCCAAGAACGATGCCCTGCGTGGATTGTCACCTGACTTGACTGGAGGCTTTAGGTTCATGCCTTCTGCTTTGGCGGCGGCACGACCCTTGGCATTCAAACCACCCTTTGGGTTCTGGCCTTCTTTGCGTGCATAGACTGGGGTTTTCATCTAAACCCCTTGATCTTTTCAGCAATCTTTTTGGGTTGCTTGGCAAACTGCTTTCCAGCTTTTGTTGCCTCACGCTTTGCCCTTGTGGTTGCCGCATACTCAGCCGCTGTCAGGGCTTTGATGGCCTTTTCAGGCAAATACCTTTCGCCTGTTTCAGATGATGGTTTACCAGATTTGGTGCGCCAGTTTTGGCTTGACCAATCTTTGAGGCTTTTCTGCGGGGCTTTCATTTATAACCGCCACCCTTTTTCTTGTACTCCACCGCCAACAGTTGGGCTTTGCGAGCTGACCATTCATTGGGGTCACCGCCCTTTGTCCCTGCCTTGATTTTTTCAAACAAGGCTTTTCGCATGGTTGGTTTCGTGTAGTTGCCAGCCGCATTGACAGAGGACTTGGGCTTGGTTGCCATTACGCACTCACGGCTTTAATCACTGCAAATGCAATAACAATGGCTTCAGATAAAGAACCCAAAGAAATGTTACGCACGTTGATACTTGCTGACCCTGCCGATGACTGTGCATTCAACAGATATGAACCAGCCGTGCCGCCACTAATATGGTTCATTATCAAAATATCGCCAGCTTCAATGACTGTATTTGTTAGAGTAAAACTCACAGTTGTGGATGCAGCCAATGCCGCAGCAGCTAATGTAATTTGTCCTGTGGATTTGCTCAATGTCACCGCTGTTGTTTTGTCGGTAAGTTGCGTTACTACGCCACCTGAACCTGTTGCATAACCATGCTTTCCAGTGCTTGTGATTACCTGGTTTCCTGTTGTGCTTAAACTTGTGCCAGTAGCCGCACCGATAACTGGTGTCGTCAAAATCATACTCGTGCTGGTGCAAGCAGAAATGTTGCCATTTGCCACATTGCCTAATGCTGGTGTGACCAACGTGGGACTGGTGAATGTGCCCAAACTTACAGTTGGGTTTGTGATTGTTGGAGTTGTTAAAGTTGGGCTAGTAGCAAAGACCAATAGGCCAGTGCCAGTCTCATCAGTCATTGCTGTCCGTAGATTTGCACTTGATGGGGTTGTCAACCACGACTGAATTCCTGCGGCATAAACAGTAGTTAAATTTATGTTGTACCAACTATTAGTTGGTTGATAAAATCTAATTGCTGTTCCAGTTCCTGCGCCAAGTGAACTAACCGCTCCATAAATAGCAGTTGCACCATTTAGGGCAATAGTCAGCGAACCAATCTCTTGTGTGGTGGTAATAAGCACCGTTGTGCCATCAGGTACACCAGTGTTCAAAGGCAAAGTAATCGTTCCAGTTGCCAGCGTTCCAGCGGGTTGCAACAACATCCATTGGTCATTGCTGACTGGGGTTGGCACTGTAATGTTGAACCCAGACCCAGGCACATACAGATTTACCGACAGTGTTGGAGATGCAAAACTCTGTTGGAAAAACGTCAACAAGCTACCAATTGATGTGCGCCGTGCATCCCCATTGTTTGGTGAATAAACGGGTAATTGATCACCACTGGAAATGGTGTTTAGTACAGGCAACTGATTGATTTGAGGCATGGCACGTCCTTAATAGTATTCGAGAGGCCCATCAGGGCCAGCAGTGACTGGGTTGGCTGGTGGTCTGACATACGGGTTGTCGTAGGTTCTCCACGGCTTGTTGCCAGAACCCGCAGGGGTTGTGGATGGGAGTTGTTTTTCCAGCGGGAATGTTGCCCTTTGAAGCAAGATGTCGTAACCCTGTTTGGCAGTGGTCTTGGTCTCAATCATCACGATCTTGCCAAAACCTGGAGCCAACCTGATGCCTAGACTGCAAATGATTGCTTCATAAGCAGAATCAGGCACATTAGTTTCTTCTTCTAAACTGCTGTTTTGTGGGCTGGATGGCAAAGGGTAACCCAGTCGGATGCCCTTGGCGTTCCAGTCTGCCATCATTGCATCCAAGCGGCGCAGGGCAGATTCAAGTTGCTCTGGGCCAAGATCAAACACATAAGAGGCAAGGCCAATTTCCTCAAAGGCCGCACTTATGAATTGTCGTTTTGTGTAGCCCATGCCAACTCCTCAA